AAGGTATTTGTTTAGTGCGGCAAGGTGTCGCACCCATGCAATTAGTGCTAGACAGCTGGCAGACTATCTATAGAATCTTAATCACCGGTTCAAACGGGATCGGAAAACAACTTAGGAATTAAGACAATGACAAAGTATCTTTTAGCAGCTGACGACCAAAAAGAGCACCACCTAACTCATATCCTGATGGGATATACTGGTGATGGCGCATACCAACTGATGGCTAACAATGTTTATATGGGCTTGCTGACCTTGAACAAGCAAACCGGCAAAGCGGAGAACTTGAGAACTGCCATGTGGCAGACGACGGCGCACAGCACCTTTGCCCATGGCGTGGTTCGCACGAAGTTATACAGCGCCTTCGATGGTGTAAACGACGTTTCCCTGATTAATGAGACCGCTGGTTCTGCTCCGGTCAGTAACAGCAAGACTCAAGAAATTCACGCCATTGCTGGCACACCGGAATTCATCACCAGCACTTTAAAAGAAACGGTTTGGGGCGTTCGCCGATTCATTGATCCCAACCTAGGCTTGTGGGAAGTCGGTAACACTGGAGCGGAAATGGACATCCCAACGTATCGCGGAAAGTCCATCTTTGTTTCCGCAGTTGCGCTGGGCCGGGCATTTGGTCTGGACAAGAATGAACTGGACCATGGACCAATGGCCAAGTTCAACCATCGCATCGGGAAGTCCAAAGGCCCGCGCAAAGCTTGGGAACGCATGGGCGACAATCTGGAGGTGGCCAAGCTGGCAGCGTGGAACGATTACCACAACAGCGGGACCGGACGCCTTAACAAGATTGAGATCACACCTGAGAGCATCGATACGTTGGCAACAGTGATTCGCCGCAAGATCGAGAGCACACCAATCCGCAGCTTGGATGCTTTCCTGCCAGAATAGGAATTGCTGCAAACTCAGCCCGGACTGGCAAGCGAGCGCTGGTCCGGGNTCTTTTTTGTCCAAAAATTTCTAAAGGAAGCTCGCTGGTCGCTCGCTAAGAGGTTATGCAAGGAAGAAGATGAGAAGGTGCTCGCTGGTCGCTCGCCGGTCATCTTCTAGAGTCCTACCCCCGGGGTACCACAGTTTTGCATGTAACATATTATATATATAGGGACCCCCATAAGCGGAGCAAATTTTACCAAAATTGAAAAAAACAAAAGTCGGGGGTACACTCTGAAACTAGGCGGGGGTATTTTTAAAATAACAAAAAGAATAGTTCTTTTCCCTACTCCTAATAACACATAATATTATTCTTCTTATTATTCTTTTACTATTACATAATAACACATAAGAGTTCTCTTGGGGAGTGCTGAAGCTAGGGTAACACGTAAACAAAGACCTTGCAAGGCCCTTTCTTATAAACTATAATAAAAATATTCTAGAGAGGTGTCTCTCTTTCACTGGCGCAGCAAGGCTTAGTCTATGCTACCTTACTTCAAAGAACTGACAGAGGCAGGAGTGCAACCGTTCTGTGCTAAGACTGTCTACTCTACAGTCCTCAGTCCGGAGACAGAATGGGTAAAATACTTTAACTTCACAGCGTGTTCCATAGACCCAGAGAAGCACCTCCTTACGGATTCTTTTTATTCTTGGCTCTACCAGAGGCACAGGTACAAAGCGGGGGTACTGTGCATGGAAAGTAAAACAGTCTATAACTGGCACCGTGACTCCAGCAGGGGAACCTGTATAAACACTGTCTTACCTCCTCTGTCTGGGAGTGCTCCCTCCTCTTCCTCCTCCGCCACCTACTTCAGGAACTCCAGAGACACTGAAGCAACAAACCATCAGGTCATAGAGGTACCCTACCGGCCCGGAGTAAGGTTTATATTCAACAACCAAGAAGATCATATGGTTGTAAACCACCTAGGTATCAGGTTAGTATTAACATTAGAGTTTGACGAACCCAAAGAAGTTTTATCTTTTAATACCTTACTAAATGAAATAGAACAAGAGTTTCTACAACCAAGAGCATATCAGTAAAGCAAGGGAGAAGTCACCAGTGAGTGAAACAGAAGAAGTACTATCTGGAAAGGAACCCAGACCCAAGGCAAGGTCAGAGGCCTACGATCTTACCAAGACACAGACCAGATTTGCAGAACTATTTATAGAAACCAATGACCCCATACACTCACTGGTGGAGGCAGGGTACGCCCCTGTGAAGACCAAGGACGGGAGACTGGACCGTACCAGAACAGGGCGCAGAGCACAGCAGTACCTCTCCAATCCCAAGCTCAGAGCCTACATAGAAATCCTCAGAGAGGACGTTGTAGAGAAGGTGTCTTGGAACGCACAGAAGGTGCTAGACAAAATGTACCAGACCTATATGAGGGCCACAGAGGCAGAGGACTATACCAATGCCAACCGTTCTCTGGAGAACATGGGCAAGCACCTTGGCATGTTCATTGACAAGAAAGAGATCAAGCAGAACACCACCACCACCTTCCAAGGAATAGACGAGACCTTTACCCCGGACGTAGACAGTGACATACAGAGACTGGCCAACATCTCAGGGTACTCTGTGATCAAGGGAGGGAAGGAGTGAGCACTTCTCAAGAAGTTCTTCCACCGCAAGAACACTTGTTAAAACTCAGAGAGACCCTCTACCTACAGGCCATAGAAGCTGCAAAGCTAGACTTCTTCTCTTTCACCAAGTTCATTGCTCCTTCTCTGGTCCCTGATTTTAAAATAGGAAAACACATAGAAGTAATCTGTCAGAAGCTACAGAGGGTGGTGGACTCACCTGACCCACAGAGGCTCATGGTATTCCTCCCCCCGCGTTCCTCCAAGAGCCTGATCTGTTCTCAACTGTTTCCCGCGTGGTACATAGGAAACTACCCCTCTCACGAAATAATGAGTATCTCTCACTCTGACCAGCTGGCCTCAGACTTCGGCAGAACTGTCAGAGATATCCTAAAGATGCCCCTCTACCAAGAGATATTCCCCGCTGCCACGCTCAGAGAAGACGTAAGAGCAGCTGGTAAGTGGAAGACCAAACAGAACGGTATCTACTACGCAGCGGGGGTACGCTCACAGATAGCAGGGCGCGGAGCACACATTGCACTGATAGACGATGCCATGTCAGAGGAAGATGCCTTCTCAGAGGCAGGNNGAAGGTATATCAAGGAGTGGTACCCCTCTGGTCTCAGAACCAGACTGATGCCCAATGGCTCTGTCATCATCATCAACACNCGGTACCACGAAGATGATCTCTGTGGCTGGCTCCTCTCCAACGAGACAGAAGATACAATACCGTGGGATGTTATCTCTATCCCAGCGTGGCTAGACGAAGACTCAGCAGACCTGCTAAACCTGCCAGAGGGTTCCTCCTACTTCCCGGAGTGGAAACCTGATGAACTCCTCCGACTAGACGAGGCAGAGATCAGGGCCAACAACGGGGGCAAGTACTGGCAAGCCCTGTACATGCAGAACCCCACGCCTGACGAAGGGTCTGCCATCAAGGCCCACTGGTTCCAGAACTGGGAACTGGAAGACCCGCCAGAGTGTGACCTTATCATTCAAACCTATGACACTGCCTTCTCCACCCGGAGCACCGCTGACTACTCTGTGATCCAGACATGGGGCATCTTTGAGTACCTCACCACTGACCTAGCCGGGAGAGAGTACATGGCCCCTAACATGATTCTACTGGGCAATGTCAGGGAGAGACTGGAATACCCAGAGCTAAGAAGGACAGCGCAAGACCTCTACGACTCCTACCAACCTGACATTTGTATCATAGAAAAGAAAGCCTCTGGGCAGAGCCTGATACAAGATATGCGTAGGGCAGGTCTCCCTGTGTTGGATTACCTCCCAGACCGTGATAAAGTAGCAAGGGTACACGCAATTACGCCTATACTAGAATCTGAAAGAGTCTGGCTCCCCCGAGGGAAGGACTGGGCCGAGGACCTATTTGCAGAGGCCATACAGTTTCCCTATGCCAGACACGATGACCAAGTAGACGCCATGGCAATGGCCATACACTACTTGAAGGAATCTTGGCACCTGTCTCACCCTGATGATCCCTCCTACGAGGAAGACGAGTACAAACCTAAAAAGAGAACCTACTGGAACTGGAACTAGAAACTTATGACAATATCCAGAGCAAGCATTCCCAGAGAACTCAGAGGTGGTAAGAAAAGAATAAAAACCTCTACCATAGGGAAGGGAAAGAAGATAGTATCAAAGAATACAAGGCGAAGCCGCAAACCCGGTAAGCCAAGCAAGGAAAAGGTCTAGACCATGGCAGTTGAACGTAA